CATATATTATCCTGTAACTGTATAAGTGTACATCTCTTGTCAAACTTTTGATATTTACTCCCATTTTACGTAGTCTTTGTGAACGATTAACTTTAACCTTCTCCTTCCTCCTGCATGTCTTGTCGATTGACCAGGTTGCATATATTCAACAGCGTTAGAGAATTCGTGCGATTTGTCATCATAGGCCTTTTTGTCCTTGGCCATGGACAACAACTTGATCGCTTCATTAAGCAAATTTGGCTCCGAGAAATTTTCAGGATAATTATGCCCTGGGTGTAATATAAACTTATCGCCAAGCATTCGTTTTATCTTTCTCAAGCTTTTACAAATTTATTTGAGAATATCGCTCCGCGCTCAAACAATCTTTACGATTCGGGAACAGCTACCTCTACTTGGAATGAATTTTTTACCAACAGAGCTTCTACTACTCTCACTTCTGCCGCAAACGGAACTGCGACCTCCACTCTTTCAGGCAACGCCACTTCTACAATCGCTTCTGGATTGATTGTTTCCACTGGAGGAATGACCATCTCCACGATGAATTGCGGCAGTCTGGGAGGAGGAGGCAAACTCACCACTACGGCCACAGGTGATGTCATCTGCGGTGCTGACGGCGGAGGCGCAGGCGGAACTCCTGGAGGTTCCGACACTCAAGTCCAATACAACAACGGCGGAGCTTTTGGAGGAGCTTCCAATCTGGTTTATGACGATGTTCTGAATTTTGTTGGGATAGCCACCGCCACTCCAGGTTCTCTTCTCTCAATCCAAGATGTCGGCAATTTCAAATCCGGCACTTCGACTTTATATCAAAATCTCTTGCTTCAAAATCTGCGAGCTACGGGAACTCTTGAAGTAAATGGCGATATAGGATTTTCAGCATTAAGTAGTGGTTTAGTATGGCCTGTAGCTTCGGCTGGAACAATTCCCAAAATTGGTTTTAGTAGCGGTAATGATGCTTACTATTTCGGCACAGACCCAGACAACAGTACTTATGTCGCTCTGACTGCTGCGGATGGAATAACCTTATACGCCAACACAGGAACAGATTTTCTTGGTGCCTGGTTACCAGCTCTGGAACTGTTCACGTTAGGAAACGTAAACCTTACTGCTGGGGGCACTAATCAGAATATAACGCTAACACCGAGCGGGACGGGGTATACGCTTCTCAACGGCAACGTAGGCATCGGGACGACGGGGCCAGGGGCGGCACTTGATACAAAAATTACTTCTACTGCTGGACAAGGTACACTGATTGCTCAATTTGGTTCTCAAACGTCCGCCAGAATCAGGCTGTACGATGAAACATCCACATTGGGTCCGGCAATAGATTTCAACGCTGGGAATGTTGGACGAATCACTGGGGCAGGGAACATTGCAATAATGCCAACCAACAACGGCAACGTCGGCATCGGGACGACCTCGCCCGGTTCAATTCTTTCTGTTCAATCTGTTGGAAATTTCCAGGCTCCAACCTCGACTCTTTATACCGGACTGACTGCTCCGGGATTTCTTGCCACTTCGACAGGAATCACCATCTCTGGCGGAGCATTGAGGCTTAACTCTGAATCCTTTACTGATTTAACTGGAACGGGATTAGATAATACGGCGGGCGTTCTGACTCCGAACTGCGCGGCGATAACCGGAGGAGCCGGTCTTTGCGATGGAGTTGATGATACAGGAGCCGGAGGCGGAGGCCCCGTCAATCCTTTCGACTTTGTTTTAATAGGCGGGACTTCCCACGCCGCCTCAAGCACTCGACCATTCTATTTCGGGCAGGGACTTCTAGCCGCATCTTCAACTCTCGGCTATCTTAATGTCGGCTATTTAGACGCGACTTCTACGACCGCTTCGACTTTTACCGCCGCGCCGATTTTTTCTTCACTCACGGGTGTTCTTAAAGGCAACGGAGCGTCCGCGCTCACGGTTGCCGCTGATGGAACAGATTTTAGTTTAATCACCGCCCTAACCTGTTCTGGAACGGATAAATTTTCCGCGGTTACCGCAGATGGAACATTTACTTGTTCGGCGGATACGGGAGGAGCTGGAGGTTCAAACCCATTCAGTTCGCTTACTGTCGGTAGTACCGTATACCAAGCCACGACTTCGCCTCTTTACTTTTCAGGCGGATTTCTTACCGGCACTTCGACCATTGGAACTCTTACCGCGACTTCAACGATAACGGGATTGAACGGACTTACGATTTCTGGCGGCTCGGTTGACTTTCCAAACGGCTCTATCGCGAGCGCAGACCTCGTAGCCTCAACAATAACTTTCGGGAATGGCACTTGCACCACAGGTTCGGGTTCAACGGCTCTGGGAGGCACTGGCACGGTTTCAGTAACCTCCAACTGCACGGACGCGGCCACGCTTGATTCCGTGGATTCACTTTCTTTTCTGCGTTCTGACGCTTCGGACGCTTTCACTTCGGGAACACTCACCATAAATTCCGGCACGACTTTGGCCGTGGCGGGAACTCTTACCGTTACTTCCTCGGCCACCTCTACTTGGACATCAGGTCTTTTCTCATCTGCGGGCTTTGACGGCAGATTTGCGACATTGAGGAATGTTTTATTGGGAGATGGCGCGGCCACTTCCACTTTGGCTTTTGACCCTGATGGAGGAGGACAAATTACAATAGCCACTTCCTCAACGGCAGTCGTTCTTTCCGGCGCGGAAAAAGTTCTCTGGGGTTTCAATATCTTTAATCCTTCGCCATCTCCCAACGCGACTTCAACTATCGGGCTTAATCCAAAATCCTATCCTCTGACCGCTACGCATATTGTCTGCCATATTTTACAGGGAACAAACGTAGTGATTGATTTGATTGACGGAGTCGGAAACAATACCAATGATGTTACCTGCACTACGGCGACTTCCACCGCGACCGCCCTGACTTCCAACAACACTTTTACTAAAGATGAAGGAGCGAGCATAAGAATAATCAGTGTTTCCGGCAATGTCGTTCAGGCCATCATTACCGTTAAAGGGACGATAACTCCGCAATGAGAAAGTTTTTATTCATTCTCAATATCGTCTTTATTTTAGGATTATTTATTCCTCAATTTACTTTTGCAGCTCGACTTTGGTCAACTGGTTTTGAACTTCAATATAACGATAACCATTCGCGAAGATGCTGATTAACCTTTTTACAAATCGGTGGAAGTGGGTTTTAGGAATACTTATTCCTACTGCGTTGGCTGCTGGATTGATAATTCTACCCAATCGTGAACCGCCGCCGCCAGGTTCCAAAAATGAGGACTTTCGCGCCCGATACGGCATCGGCATAATACTGGATAAACCCTCAACGACAGCAGCAATTAAGATAGACCAGCTTCGCACTAAATTGCAGGCCCGGATGCGTGCTGGTTCAAACCCTAATGACCCGGATTATTCGGAGGTGGTGTTGGTGCAAGGTGCCAATGAGAGATTGATTCGGATATATGTGGCTGTTCCTCCTAATTACGGATTGGTTACTTTTCCGGAATTGTCTTTTCCAGGAGTGCGTTATCTCTGGATGGGTCAGAATACTGTTTGGAATGAGGCCATAGTCCGGGAACGATTGAAACAAATGATGCGGGATGACGGCATGACTAAAGAGTTTACATTTTTAGTAAGCGGTACAATACCTCAAGACATTGTGTTTAACGCCTTATGAAATTCATTGTCGTTTTTCTGACTTTATTATCTATTTCGGCACCAGCCCAGGCTAATCGCGTTTGGTCGGCGGGAGCCGAATTGCAATCCGCTACTGCGGCGGTAGAGTTTGAGACCATCAATGGCTCGCCAGCCGTGGATACGACCACCGTTCGTAGCGGCGCGGCTTCGATACGCTGCAATGTTTCCGCAGCTACTTGCTATCTTGAACATAGGGTCGCCGCAGCCGATGGCTCGCCTTGGTACTTGCGGGGTTACTATCGCTTTGCCTCGTTCCCCGCCGGGCTCACTCCGATAATGCAGATGGTGGATAGTGCCAATGTCGTGACCGCCTCCATACGGGTAAACTCCAACGGCACCTTGGAGCTGTGGGATGATGCCGCTGGTACGCAATCGGGTGTGGACAGTTCGGCGATGAGTACAGGTATTTGGTATCGGATAGAATTGAAAATCAACGCTTGGCCCAACGGCGGGGCGGGCTATCTGGATGGGACGGAGTTCGCCACTGATGCGGGATTCAATAACGGGGAGAACACTGACCGCGTCCGCTTCGGGGTGATGAGCTCGGCCACGATGGATGTGTATCTTGACGATATTGCCGTGAACGATGGCAATGGCACCAATCAAACCGGACTTTCGGGGGCGGGTTCAATCGTTTATATGCAACCGAATGCTGCGGGAGATAACAATGGTTGTTCGGCAGGAGACTACACTAGTGTGGATGAAATTACGCCAGATAACGGAACAACCATCTGTGTCCTCGATGCGATTAACGACATTCTGGATGTAAATATGGAATCTTCTTCCAATGCCGGTATCGGTGCTTCGGATACCATAACCTTGGTTCAAGTCGGCATACGCTTTGGCATGGCCTCGGCAGCCGCCGCAACTCATATCACGAGAGTAAAATCGCAGTCCGCCGGTACGGTAGTAAGCGGCTCGACTACGACAGGGGAGGTAACGGCTTATAATACTCACGATGATACTGCTGGTTCAAGACAGTACAAACTTACCAGTTATACCGACCCTCAAGCTGGAGGCGCCTGGACGCCAGCCCTCCTCGATACTGCCCAGATTGGCGTTACTACTTCCGATGCCACGCCAGATGTAAATGTATCTACACTATGGAATTTGGTTGAATATGTACCTGCAGCAGCTGCCGCTGTTTCAAATCTTGTTCCTCCTATCTTTTTTGAATCCGATGAATAAAATGTTCCAACAAAGAGAAAAAGGTCAATTTCAAATAACACCCATCATTACCATTGGCGGAGCGATAATTGTGGCCATAATCACTGGTTATTTTTCGGCTGGCAACAGAGTGGGTATGGTGGAAAAAGATGTAGCGGTCATTGAAGAAAGACAAAAAAATCAATATGAAGAAGTCAAAAATCGTCTGGAAAAAATGGACGTGAAATTGGATAAATTGATTGAAAATTTACCAGTTAAAAAAGAAACCAAATATGGCGAATAAATACGGCTACATATATGCACCTATAACAGAACCCGATTATCTTGGCGGATTTAATTCGCCATTACCGAAAGAAATCCTAGCTGAAAACGGCGATTGGACTCCTTGGCTTGTTCAAAAAGAATTTCAAAATCTGAATAATATCGAACCTTACGCCTGTGTTTCGTTTACAATTTTGAATCAAATTGAAATCTATATTAAAAGAAAATACGGAGAAGAACGAAATTACAGCGATAGATTTTTATCGGCAATTTCGGGAACGAAAGAAGGCGGAAATTCACCGCAGGTTGTTTATGAGTTCCTTAGAAAGATAGGAGTTGTCGAACAAGACAAATGGCCGTTTGACAATACAATAGACACTTTCGATAAATTTTACTCTAAAATTCCTCCCAAACTTTACGAACTGGCTAGAGAATTCAATGAAGAGTGGAATTTTAAGCACGAATATGTCCCTGTTAATTGGGAAACCATAGAAGAATACATCAAATATTCTCCGCTTTTAATTTCCGTATACGCTTGGATTTCTGACGCAGAAGGATATTATTTCCGGCCTCAAGGACAAAATGATATTCACGCTACGACTGCCGTTAAGATTGTCCCGTTAGATTATCTTCTGGTTTTTGACTCTTACGAAAATCCTCATCTTAAAAAGATTCGTTGGGATTCTTTGCCGCAAACAATTAAAAGAATCTGGCTTGAAAAGAAGCCGAAAAAACAAAAAAGTTTTTGGGGTCGAATTTTAGAAGCGTTAATCAAATTTTATAATGGACAAAGATAACTCTGACGCGGAAAAAGAGCCAACAGATTCCGAATTGGGAGAGGAAGAAGAAAAAGAGGAAGAAGACGAAGAATAGTTATTAACAGATAGTTTGAAATATGGTATAATGAAATTAAGAATTTTCCGCCTTCTTCCTGAAAAGGAAGGAGTTTAATTACCTACCTTTCTCCCTTAATCGGGAGGAAGGCGGAGAGTTCTTTAATATCTTTAATAACAGGAGGTTATATGCAATAGAATTGTCCTGTTTGTGGAATTGCTCTTGAAAAATTGGGTCAGGAAAGAAGTTGGCATATTTATTTTTGCAATTCGTGCCAAACTCTTTTCCAGTAAAAAAATGGCCACGACCGATTGGAGAAAAGATATGAAGTTCAAAAACTTTCTGCTCAAGGACGGACAGGTCATAGAACAAGAACTGGAAATTCACTATGAGTTCACTTCTTCCTATAAGCAGTATTTGGGAGAGTATCTGGGAAACGTGAAACGGGTTGAAACTAAACTTTCCGAGAAAGTCTGTCAAGACCAGAAAATCTTGGAACTTTTTGAAAGGAGAGAATTATGCCGAAATGCGCGGCTTGCTCCGAGGCCCTGGAATTACCCCAAGTTTTAATGGCTCAATGTCCGAGATGCGGAACGCGACATTACTTCGCCTATATTCTTCTGGACGACTTGGCGGAAATATCTGCGTTTCTGCATTCATTGAAAGGAGGTGATAAAGATGCGGAAGATTCTGGACTTGATGGTGATAATACTGGGGATGATTGCCCTTTTCTTTCTTGCAATCTTCTCTTGGGCACAAGACATTCCCACCGAAATCATTGAAAAAATCCGAGGCCAGCCCGCATTTGAAGTAGCGGCAATTCAGCTTCAGAGGGACGGCGCTGAAACATTATGGCTTTCAGTTCTTTTCTATCCGCCGGATACTCTCTTGATGACTTATGTTCATCTCACCCCGCAAGGATATATATTTTTTGACGCTGATGTCCAGGAAATTCTGCGAATCAAGGACGAAAAAACCATCTCCTTGTGGAAAAAATCTCTCCAACCTCCCGCCGCGAAGTGAATCGAACTTCGCAAAAAAAGGGGAAGCAGGAGTTGCTTTAGGCGACATACCGCTTCCCCACCATATTATTGGTTTAACTAAAATTTATGTCGAAAAATTACATTATGCGTCTGCCCGTAGAAATACTTAATCAAATTAGAGAAGGACTTGAAACTGGATATCTGAAAATTACCGGCTTGGGAATTTTTCGTGTTGTGGAACGGAAAGCTCGAAAAGGACGAAATCCGAAAACCGGCGAAGAATTACTAATTCCCGCCAAAAAAGTTATTCGATTTAAGGCAAGCAAAAATTTGTTAGTCTAAACTTATGAATTATAAAATTTCACTCATTGCAGTTTTGTTCAGTATCGCAGTTCTGTCGGGACTACTGATATATTTGATATATTATTCCGCGAGAGAACCCATTGGTGAATGGCGAACCAAACCCGACCCCGTAAAAGAAGAATTTGAATTGCCTCCTAATTTACCAACAGCAGGACAAGATAAAGGATGAATACAAAATATCAAGTTAGAATTTTTTTGGCTATAAATCAATCTTGGTCTACGCTTTCCTTGAAACTTAAAAAAGTTCAAGAACTTTACGAATCCAAAATCGAATTTCGGGAAATTACTACTCATCTTGTTTCTTTTACCGACATCCCTTTCAAATCTTATGACAAACGAAATTTGCCGGAAGTAAAACGCGACTGGTATACGGACAATTTAATTCCGCTTTTATTGGGTCAGCATTATGACGCAATGTGTTTTGTAGTCCCGGAAAAAGACTGGAAATCTCCTGGGATTTTTGGTTTTCGCGGATATAAAGAAGAAGGCATTTGGAAATTGCAAGTAGGAGGAATCAATGAAAATGACAATGTCTATTTTTCTGACGGAACTTCAGAAGACGCTTTTGTAACCTGGTTCTGCCACGAACTCGGCCATTTTCTTTGCGCTGAACTTGAAATTGAAGATAAAGTCCACGATTTTTTCAAAAAAGAAAATATGAAAAAAGAAGATATGAAAAGTTTTGTGGATTGGCTTCAAGTTCCTCAACCCAAAATCGTGGAACAGGAAAGATATTTTTCTATTGCCGGAATTTTGGATAATGCTAGTGTTCCGCAATTCGTAAAAGATTTAATCTTATATGTTCTGGGAATCAAAACCAATAAAACTTTGGAATTGATTGCGGAAGACGCTTCCGAAGATACGCTTTATGTTCCGCGTAAAAATAAGATTGAGGCATTTGCTTGGGCTATATTTGACGTGGAATCAAATGGGGGCCGAAAAGATAGTTTGGCTTCCCGCCTCAATAATCCTGGAGCCGTGCGCTGGGCTGGACAAAAAAATGCCGTTCCGTATCAGACCGCGACTAATGGAGTCTTCGCCAAATTCAATACTTGGGATGATGGCTTTCAATACTTAATGAGAATGCTGACCAACGCCGCAACGGGAGTTTCTAAAATTTACAAACCAACGCACACAATTTACGAATTTTTCAGCATTTACGCTCCCTCAACGGACAAAAATAAGCCTCATTTATACGCGGAACGGGTAGCAGGAAAGATTGGAGTTTCCCCCAACGCGATGTTAAAAAATTTAGTATAATGGAACAGAACTTAAATTTGAAAATCGCTCAATGCGAAAAATGCGGAATTGATTACAAAACGTATCAGATGCCGATTAAACTCTGTCCCGCTTGCAGATATGACAGAAAAATTGAAATGGGTAAAGAGTTGAGAGAAAAGAATAAATTATTGGTAACTTCGGCTTCGTCCGCCGAAGCGTAAAGTCGAAATTATTATGTCAAAAACAATAATGGGAATTATCGTAATGGTAGGTGGAACTTTTGTCGCTCAATATTTTAGCGAAAGTTGCACCGCCGAAATTACGAGCAATATACCTCTAATAATAGGAGGATTGCTTGCTTGGTGGGGGCGCATAAGCAAAGGAGATGTGAATGTCTTTGGAATGAGAAAATAATTTTTACTCATTAAATTAAAACTTATGAGATGGCTGATTTCATTAGTTATCTTATTTTCGTTCGCTCCGGTTCAGGCCGAAGAACTTTTCTTAAAAACTTTTATCCTCCCATCGGGCGCGAGAGCCGATATTTGGGTTTCGCCCACTTTGGAATGGCTGAATCGGGAAGCCGTAAAGTATCTTCCCAAACCACAGGCCATTCTTGTTTTGGCGAAAATTCCCGAAGCCCGGGCCGATGAACTTTCTCTAGGCGACCAAATAAACTACTACATTGACGCCATTGCGACAAAATGGGGGCTAGACGGCGAGAAAATGAAGGAGGTGCTGAATTGTGAGTCTGGCCTGAATCAAAGCGCCACAGGTCAAGCTGGTGAAATCGGCATAGCTCAATTTATGCCTGATACTTGGGAAAAATTCAAAACAGAATTTGGCGATTCGGATATGAGCATTTACTCGTGGCGGAATCAAATTGAGTTAATGGGAATTGCTTGGCAACGAGGGTTAGCGCATCATTGGACTTGTTGGAAAATGTTAAAATAAAATATATAACGAAAAATGAACAAAGAAAACACACCAATAATTCTGGCAAATACTGAATGGATGCCGCCCGAAAGATTATTGAATGAGGTTAAAGTCGAAAGAATGCTAACTGCTTTGTGCGATTTAATAAAACCAGATTTAATGGATTATAAAGATTTGGTTGGTGATGCGGAATGTTTAGCTTATTTAATGCCCGAAACTAACAGGAGAGTATTAAATAGCGATTGGACTGAAATCTATTTATATCTAGCGAGACGGGTATTAAAAAAATGGGATAGAATTAAAGATTTACCCGAAAATATCAAACTTGAGAATATATCTGATTACCAGCAAAAGAAATTAGATAATTTAAAATTTTTTATTTATAAATATCGGGGCGGAAAAGAAAATAATCCAATAATTCAAACATTGAAAAAAGTATTTTTTAATAAAAATAAAACCTCAAAAAAACGTTTACAATCTATTCCCGATAGTTTATTTTGATGAAAATTCCAAAACTTAAACCTTTTGAACTTATAGAAATAATTTGGGAAGATAGTATGGGGACACGTCACCCTTGGTATTCCAAAAAAGAGTATCAAGAATGGCGCGACGATGATGTAATGATAAAAACAATCGGGTATTTTCAAGAAGTGCATAAAGGAAAATTATATCTGGTGAGGGGTTTTACTTTTTACTTGAGAGATAATCAGACCGAAGACTTACAAAGCCCCTTTTCGCTTCCTATGGGATGCATTAAAAAGATTAGAAAATTAAAATAGGCGGTGCCGGTAATCGAGCTTGGCACAATGAAAAGTTTTCTTTTCGCCGCTTAAGTCGCATTATCAGGTTTTCTAATAACTGATAATCGGCTAACGACTCCAAGAGCCGCCCGCGCTGGAGAACTTAATATAAGCATTCTCAATCAGCAAGGCGGCTTTTGGTTTTAATGGTTGTGGATAAACACCTTTGACTTGTCGCTTGTTTGCTTTATGATTAAGATATGCAAACCTCAAAAATAACAAAAAATAAGAAAGAACTAATGTCAATATTGGGTCAAAAAGGAGGTCAAAAAACCCTTGATTTATATGGAAAAAAGTATTTTTCAAAAATTGGTAAATTGGGATTTCAAAAGAGATTAAAAAAGTTTATCCACAGCAACGCTTGACTGCTTGGATAGTTTTGATAAACTGAAAATATGGTTCACATCACATATATCAAAGGCGGACTTAAAAAGATTCAAAACCGAGAGCGCTTTTGGTCGAAGACCCGAATTTTGGGAAAAGAATTTGGACAAGCGTTAATCGGATTGATTACTTTGGTCGCAGTTTATTGGATTTTAGTTGGGATATTTTTAACAAAATGAAACTTGCTTACGCTGGAAAAAATGAAGAAGGAGAAGATATTTTTATCGGCACAGATAAAGAATGGGACGAAGCGGAAAAACTCTCCGACCCTCAAGACAACGAAAGCCGACCTAAAGTCGAAAAAGCGTTAGAAGAATTAAATGAATTAAATTAAAATGAAATATCAAATTCAAGTCGTAGAAGAAGTTGAAGCCAAAACCGGCAAGGCGTATAAACGCGCCACGATAACAGATGAACAAGGAATCACAAGCGAAGTTTCGGTTTGGCCGGACTTCCCCGAATATGACAAGGTGATTGAAGGTTCGGAAGTGTCCGGCCAGATTCGGGTTAAAGGACAATACAAAAATCTGGTTTCATTGGAAGCCAGAAGTTTCAAGCCTAAAAGCGACATTCAGCAAGCGGTGGCCCATAAAGAAAATATGATTAAAAAAGCCACAGACCGCAAAGAACTTTCAATGCGGCATTTCGCGGCACGCCGGACGGCTGATACTTTTTTTGGTATGGGATGGCTTAATATGAATGAATCTGAAAAAGAGAAAGCATTTAGTCAATATTGGAATTTGGTAAAAATTCTAGAAAAAGCTGATGAATAAAAATCTTAATATAGTTAGTATAAAAACTAGATTCCAAAAGGGACATAAATTTTTATCTGGTGGTGAAAAAGGATGGTTTATTAAAGGACAAGTTCCTTGGAATAAAGATAAGAAAGGTCTTTATTCCCCATCAATAGAAATTTTAAAGAAACAATCTATTGGTCTAAAAAAATCTTACTTAAATCGTATAAGTTATTGGAAAGGAAGAATGGGCGAAAATTCTGCTCATTGGCGGGGAGGCGGTAATAAAAGATGGCAACAAAAAGTTATACAAAAAAGAGATAATTATACTTGTGTAGATTGTGGATTAATAGATAAAAACATTATGGAAACGGACCACGACTTACCCAAATCTCTTTTCCCATTATTGAAAAATGATTTAAATAATCTTCATGCGAGATGTCCCAATTGTCATAAAAAGAAAACAATAGCTGATAGAGAAAAATGGTCTTATCTTATTAAATTACCAGAAAAGCAAAAAGAATTTTGGAAATTATATCATCAAATTTATAAAAAATTATCTATAGAAATGAAGATTGAACAATATGTCTAAAAGTTACGAAGAATTAAAAAAGGAAATGAACGAACCTAAAAATTATCAAGAAATCCAACAGGAACTTTGGGAGGAAACTCACCCAGAGGCCCTCCAAGACTCCATAATTGAGCTGGGACACGAGCTAGAGGAAAAAATGACCTTTGCTCCAGACACAGGGGAGATAGTCCCTATAAGCGATTTAAACGAACCCAGCCATAAAGACATTTGTGATTGTCCTCAAGAATGCGAATGTTTCGGAGGTAAACAGAATTGTCATAATCACGATAAATGAATCCTAAACTTCCCGACAATTTGGAAAAAGCCCGTCTTTTCCTTGAGTCCCTGCCAGAAGTTCAGCTTTCAAGAATTCGCTCCAAAAGCCGGAAACAGGAAGATGTTGAACTGCGCCGCAAGGCCGTCCAGATTCTTTACGGCAGATATAAACTTGTTCCCCGTATTATCGCTGAACTTATAAATCGGGAGCGAACGACTATAAGAAATTATCTAAAGTGAGCAAATCATTCAGAAAAGTATCGCCGATAAAATTGCGTCAAGTTTTAGAAACTTGCGAGAAAATTATAATGATTAACAATGAAGACGAAAGAAATCCGATATTGAATGACTTATATAAAATTATTCACCCGTTCATCGGAAGATGCGACAATCCGCACGACGACTGGCGAGAATTTGAAGAAAAGATGAATGAAAAATTAAAAGATTATTAGAAATGTATCAGACTCAATACAGCAAGATAATCCAAATGTGTTCTGACGGCGAATTTCATTGTGGAAATGAATTTAGAACGACTCTTTGGATTTTCAATCCACATAAACGGCGCGCGGAATTGACCAGAACCGGACGTTATCGGTTTGAATCGCAGAAATGCGAACACGGATACAGAAATGTCCGCGACTATCGAATGATTGAAATAAACAAATTGCCGGAAAATTCCAAAGAAAGAGATATTAGATTGCTGATAGAAGCGACAAAATGAAAAAATCTAAATTAAAAAAACAATCCAAGCGTCCCTTGTCTGTCTTAAAACGGGAAGCTATTCAAGTTTTCAATGCTTTTATACGAAGGCGAGATTTAAAAAAATCGGGGGGAAGGTGTTATATTTGCCGAAATCCAGGAGCAATCCATGCCGCACATTTCATTCACAACAAAAATGCAGTTCGTTTCAACGAGATGAATGTGAATCTCTGCTGTTTGCTCTGTAATGTTTTCAAATCTGGAAACTTGGGAGAATATGCGCTTCGTTTAATTGAGGACTATGGACTCAAAAAAATGCAGGAACTGCGGCAGCAAGCTGTCAAACCTATGCGTTTTTCTCGCGAGTATTTAGAGGAAAAAATCAAAAAGTATAAGGATTCATATATAATAATTCGATGACGACAACCGAAACAAAACCGAAAAAGAAACTCGATTCTTTAGTTTTTAACAGCTACTTGAGAGGAGGCAAGCTGGAAGCCAGCCGGAAATTTATCGCTTTCCAGCTTGCGCTCTATCAGGATTGTCCAGTTAAAATCATCATTGAAAGAATCAAAAGCCGGAAAACCCTCCAACAGCTTGGATATTTTTTCGGAGGAGTTCTTCCTCCTATCGCCGAACATACCGGCTACACAATCAATCAACTTTACTATGAAGTTTTTAAACCTCTTTATGCTCCGATAGTTATCCGAAAATGGAAAGGGCGGGAAATAATGAGCCGCAAAGGATTAAGCGAAATGAGCGTTGGGGAAGCCGCAGAATTTATTATGGTTATTAAACAGGAAGCCGAAGAAATGGGAATTCACATAGGAACGCCGGAAGATTACTGGAAAAGCCAAGTCCTTGACATATAAAAAAAAGACCCCTAGAGATATGAAGAAAAAAAATAGAGGTGAAATCCATAAACAAATAAACAAAAAAAATGAAAATACCAACTAAAAGATTTAGAGTAGCTTCTGAAACTGGGATACATAAAGCTTTTAATGATTTTATGGATTATTGGACAGATGGTTTAGAAGGAGATAAGGAAGAATGGAAAAGGGGTTTATGGCCAGAATTTAAGAGAAAATTAGTTTTTATAAGTTTAAAAATTAAAAAGGCCGAAATTAAAAGGCGATGAACTCCGCTAACAATAAAACAAAAAAGCGGATAGTTGGTGTGAAACACCACACCTAAACGGCACACGGAAAGCGGGCGCTCGCCCATTCAGTCGCATGGTGGAAAAAACCTGCCTCGTATATCGCCTGAAAAATAATGACTCCAGAAGAAATAGATAAACAAATAAAAAAAGAATTAGAAAAGCGTAAAAAAAACGATTATGTTTTTAATTGTCGCTTCCATCCTGCAAATTGGTGGCATGAGGTTGGATGTCCTCATAAAGACTGGACACAAAAAGAACTTTATGATGCCCTATTTAGTGTGAATAATTCCAAAAAATTATGAAAAAACGGCCAATATCTAACTATTGTTTCGACTGCGGAAAGTTGCTCGTCAGGACAGGCAAAGATTTCGCCCTCACTTATAAGAAAAAGCCGGTAATGAAGTTATGTTCAGAGTGCGCCAAAGATTTATTTCAAAGATTCTTTTTGAAGCCGTGATTCTTCTCTGTTGATAACTTTTAAAAGAGTAAGGAAAATAAGGACTTTTATCAGAGTTTATCCACATATAGAAAGCAAAACCGCCTCTTGCTTAAGGAGGCGGCCTGCCGTATACTCTGTTTATGACAACATCTGCTATCAATATAGCATATGTGAAAATCCTGTCAAGCGCGAAGCTGGCGGGGTTTTTTGTTGTCAAAAAATTTCCATAGTTTCCTCTGGCTCCTCGGGTCATCCAGATTAAAACTTGCCCCGCAAAATAGTTTAGAAAAAGGGGGTTCTATCTTCTAAACGAAGCTCTTTAAGGTTCAGATGCGAAAGCAGGGAAAATAAGTTGCCAACTCTTACCCTGCCTTTTCCTCTGCATCGTAAAGAGAAAGGTGAAACTTGGAATGTCATAGTTATCTTTATGATTACCTGCCGCTCGAGAGGAGAGGAGGTAAAAGTTGGGCTATTGTTTTAGAAAAAGATTATGACAAAAATGAGAAAAATTTATGTAGATGCTACTTGTGAGCATTGGGCAAAGACTAAAGGAAAAGCTTTAGGCAGAATTGTTGGTTTTTGCGGCCGGAAAAAGATTTTTGACGAGGAATTTGAAATTAAGCATCCTTCTTTACGGCAATTCATCAATAGATTCGAGCTGGAAGCGATTAAACGCGCGTTAAACAAGTTTTCTGGGGAAAATGGCATAATTGTCTATTCTGATAGTCAAGTCGCTGTAAGGTGGTCTGGAAGCCCTTTGGTGCGGTGGATATCAAGAGAAAAGAATTTAGCCGGGCGATATTTGGAAAAAGAGAAAGAGAGGGCGTGGATAACGAAAATTGATTAAAAAGGGATATATTAAAAAAAATTAAATTTATGGGTTGTTATAATTCTCTTCAAGATTTAGCTAAAGAACTTGCTGATTATTTTCAAGAACCCAAGAACTTTGGTTTATTTGCTGGATTGATTAAAAATAATGGCGCGCAAAAAGTGCGAGAGAAATTTTCGATATTTAAAGATTTATCTTATAGGAAAAATATCAATTCACATTATTTTCTTGCTATGTTCAGAAAAACTTGACTATTCTTGAAGAAATGAGTGTAATACTTATGCACATTGCAAACTTATTGGAATGGTTTATGATAAAGATATGAGTTTTGTGGAATTTGAAATTAAGACGGCAAAATGCAAACGCTGTTTATACCAATGGCAACCGCGAATTTCCGAACCCCGGGTCTGTCCCAAATGTCGAAGCCGTTATTGGAATAGTCCCCGCCAAAAGATATGAAATATGACACGGCAGGCAATGAAATATATGAGCCGATAGAAAACTGTAATTGTGGGCTTACTGGCGGTTGTAAAAGGTGTAATAACTGGGGATTAAAAATGTCTGAATTAGAAAAAGAGCAACAAAAATTAAATGATTGGAAAAGAAGATTTGATGAAAATATAGTAAGTTTAGAGAAAATTATGAAAACACATTGTTCAGTCCGGCGCTCTAAAGAAAGGTCAAAATTATTAACCAACAAAATAAAATGAAAAAAATCTTACTAACTTTAGCTCTTCTGCCTTTTCTGACCCTCGCAATCTCCGTAAACGACAGCGTTGATATAACTTCTATCGTGAAAGACAATGAGTGCGGAATAACCAATGTAGTCGTATCCGGCACCGGAACTTACCACAATTCCTCAAGACATCTTTTCGTGGGAGTGAACGGCGGGTTGGATTTACACGCGCACGATGAACCGGTTAACTGGTCTATTTCCACTTCGACTATTCTCGGAACGAACATTGCGGAAGCTAAAATCTGGTCAAATTCAAGCCACACCAATTTAGTCGCCAGTGATTCTCAAGAGTTCGTTGTAGACGAATGTTCTCCGCCTCCTCCGGTGGACTTGTGTCCAGAAGAAGGATTACAGACTGAACTTCCCTGCGCCGAGCCGCCAGATGACGAAGACGAATTGCCTCCGCCGGAGGAACCCATTGATTTCTGCGGAAATATAGCGGGCGAACAATCTTCAATTCCCGAAGGAATGACTACTACCGGTTCAGATTGTTTATTTCTGAATAACGGAACTCCTCCTCCAGCCGTGTCGGGCGGCGGCGGAAACGGTCAGCCAATCTGTTTGAGAACCGGCGAATGTCCTGGTTTCGGTTTATTCGGAGAATTCCTGAATTCCGTCCTGGATTATTCGGAAGGAACTCCGCAATGGTTAAAACCTGGCGAGGGAGATTGCCCAAGCTGGTTTCCGTGGACAGGGTGTCTTCTTTATAATTAGTTTTTAACGGAGGAGAATGCCTCTTCGCTATAGCGAATGTAACCCTCTGTTAGGAATAGAGGCTGGCGGCGGCGAAAGCCGCGAAAGCGGGAATAACGAGCCAGGACATCTGGTTTTACCCGCCATAGTTGTCCCGCTAGCCTTTAAGAAACAACGCTAAAATCTTTCCGATACGGCGTTGAGGGTGGAATAACGGAACTTTTATATGATAGTATTGATATATGCCTACACATCTTTACTATCAAAAATACAAGAAAAAATATCAGCTATATGCCATTCAACATAAGGATTATTATCGGAAATATCATCAAGAAAGATGGCAAAGATTGATGTCTTTACCAGAATTTGTAGAAAAAGAAAAATTAAGACAACAAAATAGAAAAAGAAATAGAAAACAAGGAAGATTATGGTATCAAAAAAATAAGAATGTTATTTCAGAGCAAAGAAAAGAAAGAAGAAAAAAGAATTTGGGATATAATATAGGAATTTCCTTTAGTGTCCAAATTAGAAGAGCATTAAAAAATCAAAAAAATAATCAAAAATGGGAAAATTTAATTGGATATACATTAAAAGATTTAATGAATTATTTAGAAAAGAAATTTGATGATAAAATGAATTGGAATAATTATGGAAATTATTGGGTAATTGACCATATTAAACCACAAAGTTTATTTAAATTTAATTCTTATCAAGATGAAGAATTTAAAAAGTGTTGGTCATTAGAAAACTTACAACCATTAGAGAAAATAGCAAACCTTAAAAAGAGTAATAAATTAAATTGGCGTTAAAATGAAAGCTCGACGCTTAGGGTGGAACAAAATGGCAAGCGTGCGCAAAGTGCTAGCTGACTGCCGACAAAATCCGCCTATCAAAAGAAAGAAATATGAAAGAAGAAAAAATAGAATTTACGGATAGATACCAAGCCACAGGAACGCCTTATCCTGACGAAAATTCTTGTGATTGGTGCGAAGGAATGGGAATAAGTCCTTTACAAAAATCAAGATTAAATACAGAGGCAGTTAAAGCAAAAGGCGGTCGGTTAATGATTGTAGGGCAGATAGATAAAGATAGAACGCCAACTGATGATTGGGTTTTTGTTAAATGTCCCAAATGTTGCGGAAGCAGAGAGAAAGAACCTGCTGAAATTTTGGAATATGGTGGATATAAGTGGCAAAGAATTCCCTATTAAGAAAACGGGATTGGCCTCACTACAATTAAATAGCTAAAATTTTCTGGGCTTAATGTTCACTACACAACCCCTCCCCTAAATAAAATCGTGAGGCGAATAAGGGGAAAAATAATATGAAAAAAAGAATAATCGCTATCCCCGCAGAAGATGTTGAATATGAAGAAACATTGAGAATTTATAATGTTAAAATTCCAGATGATTATATCTCAAAAAAAGAGTTGGAGGAGAAGATAGAAAAAATTCTAAAGACAGGGCACGGCGGGGGAAATTGGAGAAGATTGGTTATGAATTTATCCGCTAAATTTAAGTTGAAACAATGATAGAGAATATAGGAACCCAGCCAATGAAAGAATTTATCCATAAAAACTCCTGCCCTATCGCTATGTCCCAAAAAGGGGAATGGGCGGCTAGTATTCCTGCGGAATGTAATTGTGTCAATCACGAAACCTGCATCAGCCGAGAAAAAGCGAGGGAAAAATTTCAAGAAGCATTGAAACTTTGGCGGCCTTATTTCTATCGAAAAGAAAAGTTCAAAGAAGTATTGAAACTTTACACAGACTGCCCCGAAAGAAAATCTATTTGTTGCGGAGCGGAGAGGATAGCGGTTGAGGGAGATGAAGGAACTGGATGGTTTGCTTGCAAAAATTGCGGAAAAGAATTTATCGGCGGAGATTGAAAAAGAAAAGTGAAGAAAGAAAAACATTCAAAATTTCCTCCTTTACCATTTGAGTTAAACCAAGTTAGAAAATTATCAAATTCCCAAATTAAACAAGTCAAAAAATTAAAAGAAAGAGGTTGGTCATTAAAACGAATAGCATTAAAATATAAAGTATCCACCAAAACTATTCTTTATTGGACAAATGAAGAATTTAGGCAAGCTCATATCAAAGATAGCGCTAGAAGAAGTAAATTACTAGATAAAGAAACTAAACGTAAATATGTTGATTCTTATCGATTAAACGCGAGAAATTTTCCTAAAAGGCGAACTTGGGAAAAGGAATACTATAAATCTTATTACTTAAAAAATATAGAAAAGAAGATGCTTCAAGATTTATTTCGTTATTATAGGGATAAAATGCGCTTTTATCAAAAGTTATTACAAAATGAATAAATTAAAATCTCCCAAATTCCACATATGAAGAAATTAGAACTAATTTGGCATTGTTTTATTTGTCACCAAGAACATGAAGGAGTTGACAATTTGTGTGGTGGTGGAAGTTTCATCGTTTGCGGAGAAATATGCAGGCCTTTTTACGAAAAAAATAAATTACAATCTTCCGAACCTACTTCCGAACCTAAAAAGTGTCCCATTTGCGAAGGACGAGGGTTTGTGTCATCAGACTTTTATAATCCTGGAACTTCTACCACTAATTCAACCGAAACCTGCCGAAGCTGTTTTGGAAAAGGATATATTGTGATATAATAAAAGGGTGGAAACTTCTTGGGAACTTAACTCCCTAAAAGTATGAAGAAAGAAAAGGAACTGACATTCAAGATGATATTAACTTGGAAAATAAATAAAACAGTACCAACTGCTTGTCCTGCTTATAATCCTGATCCATACACAGGAGAATATCCTTCTTTTCATTGTTCGGTTTATCACTGCAAACTTATCACCGAAGAAAGAACGAAAGAATTTATTACTAAAGAAGAAGCTAAAGATTTTGCCGCAAAAGCTCCTTTATCTTGTTATGAATTTAGATTAGATGGAAAGTTGATAGAAGATACGAGAGAAAAGCCGGATGAAGTGTCGCTATCCTTCCATTCAACTCCACCAATATCAGGAGATACAAGTGGAACTACTTCAAAACTTTTAACCCCCCAATAATATGAAGAAAAAAATAAAAAAAGGCGCCTGTGGCTGTATTATCAGTCAATCTATGGACGGAAAAATGACTAAAAAGCACGGCGTATGTGCCACAATGATGTGTTACATTTTGCCCGATAAACAATACAAAAAATATATCTCATTAAAAAAATTAGGAAAAGACAAGGAAGCGAGTAAAATTTTTGAACAATATAATTATTTGTCTAAAGTTATTAAAGCAAATTATATTTATCTCCGCCGAGAATTATCGGATAATCAATTATGAACAAAGAAGAACTAAGCAATTGTTGTTCCGCTTCTGTAAGAGTCGAATGCGGAGACGATTTCGGCCATAAAGACGGAACTTGTCATTATGAATGCGCGAAGTGCGGGAAGAGTTGTGATGTTAAAAAAGAGATATGAAGAAAGAAATAAAACGATTTGAATTTGATGTTAAATCTCCACAGGAGTTAGTAATGATTGCTTTTCTTATCGGATTGATATTTGCCAAAAAAGTCGGAAAACTTGAAGATTATCTGAAGAAAATAGGATTATGAAGAAAGAAACTACAAGAGAAAAAATAGTTGAGTTATCTCAAAAGTGGTATGAGTTTGTGGGAAAAGACCACCATAAAGACAATGATTGCCATTGGTATATTGATACGGACTTTGCTTATGGTGAAGAACCAATTTTTACCGCTTGCCATTATGGTTATATTGCCGATGAATTAAAATCCGCAAGTAGAGCCACCTACGAAGAAGCCGAGGACGATTTACTTAAATTGTTGAAAAAAGCCATAGAGAAAGAACTAAGATGGATAGATGGGGTAATCGCCAATCCAAAAGATTATGATGAAATTCAAGTAAAACAGGCTGAATTATTCAAGAAACTTTTTAATTCTTAAAGAAATGAAAAAAGAATTAGACCATTGATGGAAACTTTTTAGGAATTTATTTCCTATATTGTGATATAATAAAGTGGAAACTTCGACCTGGGAACTCGTAAAAGTGGAAACATTTTGGGGTTTTTGTCCGCAAGTTGGCGCGGCCCTGCCTTATATCGCGGTTTCGATAGCGATAGTGATAACGGCAAAAATTGTGTTTCAATTAGTGATATTTTTGAAGCGAAGGAAAGAAAAATCTAATGATTAACTTGCTGGCCGCAGACAGGCTCGCCTGTTCTTCAAGTTTAGAAATTAAAGCGTTAAGCCCCACAGAATGATATAAACGGCATAAAGCACAGCTAACCCTATTATCGCTTGTCCTAGCTCAATTCCAAGCCTTCTAGCCCTATTCCAGCGCCGCTCCTTGTCTTGCAAGGGCTTCCAATAGCTGTAAAATGTGGCGTGTTTTGTTTTCATAATAATTGAATTAAAATACTTAAAAGAGCCAATCCAAAAAATAAATTTTATCTTGCACAGGCTCATATTGTATTTCGATTCTCTTTCCTTCCATAAACAGGTTTTTCACTTTCTTTGACCGGCTCATTATTTTGAGAAGCCGGGCATACTCTCGATAACCCATTGACATAATTTTTTTATTGTGCCTTTTTATCGCTTCGCGCCCTTTCGGTGATATTGATATTTATTTTTCAAGGTGCATATCTGCACTTAAAAACGGAATACAACAGAACTGATTAATTTTTTATAACAAGTTCAAGCTCATCGTATGGGTCTTCAATTCTTTCAAGAATTGCTACGGCTTCTTTTTCATTTTTTGCGATGATTTGTTTATACCTCAAATACATATCTCCGACCCATCTATTTCGGGGATTGTATAAAGAGTAAAACAATGTGTATATATTCATTTCATTAGTCATATAGTTTTATTATTTTTAAGATTACATCTGTCTTTTCGTTTGTTGTATTCGGTTTTCAAGGTACTTGACTTTCTGCCGGGTTACCTTTATTCTTAAAATAAGAGGCGAGGGTTGAAAGTTCTTGTTATCCGCAGGCCAAGGCCTCGGATTAAATAACTTCTAGCTTTCGCCATCGCCTCTTATTTTTTTTAATTATAGCCCAAGGCTATTAAACTAGTTTCAGTATAAAGGATAAATAAGTAGTGTCAAGCGTAAAGTGGGGATAACTAGACAAGATAATAAACTACTTCGTAAACAACTTCAAAATGAAATTATTAAAATATAAACAATGAATAAAGTAAAGACAAATGCCAAAACTACTTCCAAAAGTCTATGATGAACTAGTTGATGATTTACTGAATGGTATAAGCAGAACCGGAATTGAAGCGCGATTAAGAGCAGGGTTCAAACCCAGTAACGCCAGAACTGGTAGGTTAAGTAAGACGATAGAAACCAAATCGTTTAAGGATGCTTTGAAAAGAAAAGGTTTATCTGAAGAACAAGCCAAACATCGAGTAGCCGAAATGTTAGAAGTTCCGTTGAAGAAAGAAAAAGTTATGCCAGATGATATTTTAAGAGCCGCAGATCAGACTTTCAGGTTATTCGGCTCTTACGCTCCCGAGAAGCATATTACTGCGACAATAGATTTATTCGCTTTGCTTACTCAAACCGAAGAAGCAGAGAAAAGAAAAGAAGTTTCGAATAGCCGAAACTCCCCTCCAATTATCTTAACTGAAAATGAAGATGTCAAATGATGATGTGCAAAACTCGTGTCAAGTTTTGAATAAGAAAAAGAAGATATTATAACACAATAGAAAAAGAAAACATTGAAAACATAGAAAAGCCCAAAGAATAAGGAGTTTTAACAAATAGAGATGACGTGAAATGCGTATTGTGCGACACGAGTGAAAGGGGTATATAGGGGGGCCACCCCACCCGTCAGTTATATGACTTCCAACCGACTAAACTATCTTCCATAAAACTTTTAAAAAATTTTATAAAAAATTAAAACTTTGACCCCGTCTTTGAATATATCTTCTGAATCTATCAGTCTAATGCAGAAGCTCCGCAAATCTCCTTTGGAATTTGTGAAGCTGATGTGGAAATTGACTCCCGAAAGAGATAACTTGAAGTTTGAGAAAGGGAAACACATCACTTGGCATCAGGAAGATGTTTTGTTGGCGATTGAAGAAGCAATGGGAGGCGGCAAAAACAAGCTCTCCGTGGCTTCGGGAAACAATATCGGAAAATCTTGTCTGGCGGCTTGGGTTGTTTTATGGTTTTTATTTTCATTCAAAGAAGCTCAAGTTTCTGTTACTTCTCCTTCCCAATCCCAGCTTTATGACGTGCTGTGGAAAGAATTGAGAAAATGGATAAACGAGATGCCTAAAGAATTTCAGCTTCTTTACGACTGGCAGCAGACTCATATCAGAATGATTCCCCGTCCCCATACCTGGTTTGCCAGGGCCGCCACGGCTCGCAAAGAGACTCCGGAGGCTTTTTCCGGACTTCACGGCGAGCATGTCCTTTTGGTGGCCGAAGAAGCGTCAGGCATAGATGACCTGATTTTTGAAACCGCCGAAGGAATTCTGGCCGCTCCCAACGCTTTGGTTCTTCTGATTTCCAATCCTACCCGCACCGAAGGATATTTTTATGAAACTTTCAAAAAAGAAAGCTGGAAAACATTTAACTTTTCTTCCACGGACTCTCCCATCGTTCCTTCTGACTTCGTGGGGGTGAAGGCTTCTTATGGGCTGGATTCGGACGAATACAGAGTTTTCGTTTTGGGGCAGTTTCCTCACGCCGAAGGAATGGACAAGAAAGGTTATATTTCCCTTCTGCTTCCGGTTGAACTGCGGCAGGTTCCGGATGACGGCCGGCTTTTGGAGAAAGCCGTTTTGGGAGTTGACGTGGGCGGAGAAGGAAAGAACGAAACCATCTGGGTTTTAAGAGACCAGTTTCGGGCTAAACTTATCGCCAGAGAGCAGTTTTCCACGGCAAAATCCGTAGCGGAAAAAACCATTACTTTGATGTCTCATTATCGGGTAAACGAAGGGAATGTTTTTATAGACAATTTTGGAGTCGGAGCCAATGTAGCTCAAGAGATTGCTCTGGCCGAACCCCGTTTCAGAGTTCAGGGTGTGAATGTGGGCGGAATTTCAGCCGACCCCAAAACTTACCTGAATCTTCGGGCTGAAGCCTACCTGCGTCTTAGAGACTGGCTGAGGAGCGGCGGAGAATTGGTTCGTCATGACCATTGGAAACAGCTTTTGGACATCAAATATAAGCGGACGCTTTCGGGAAAATACCAGATTATTTCCAAGTTAGAACTTCAGGAAAGAGGAATTTCTTCTCCTGATTGCGCCGACGCTTTAATGCTTTCATTTTTGGGAACGGGGCAAACGAAAACTTCTCGAAGTTATCCGTCTTTATCCGAAAAAGAAATAGAACAAATGACATCCGTTTACTAGTATGTTAATCTGAAATAAATGGCTGACAAAAAAATAAAAGAACAAACCAAAAGCGTAAAAGACCCCGCCAGAGAAAGAGCCGATTTTATTCTGAAAAGGGCTTCGGTCATGCTTCAAGCCAAAGAAGTTTATTCACGAAATTGGGCTGAATACGAAAGATTGTTCAAAATGGCTTTGGAGGGGCGAACCGGCAGAGATAAATGGCGGGCTGACCTTCCGGATACTTGGAGTTTCGCCACGATTAAGACGGCTCAAGCCGCTTTTGTTGATTCCAAAGTCATTCCCACGATAATCCGCCACGAAGACGACCCGACTTCCAAGGCTCAGGATTTGAAAGATTTGTATATTGACATTGCTGAGAAGGGAAATTTAGACCATGAACTTTATTTTATCCGTTTGGACGCTTTCAAGCTCGGTAATGGCTACGGAAAAACGATTTATGTGAAAGACACCCGAACTATTTGGGAAATAGAGGAATTCAATCCTGAAACCAATGAATTCAAGTGGAAAAAACGCGAGATAAACGAATTTGACGACCCCAAAACGACCAGAATCTCGCCTTACTTGATTCTTGTGGACGATTTAGCCAGAGCTGACTGGAATTCGGTCAGGGACTGCATTGAAGTTGAGGTTATGGGACGGGACGAAGCCGAAGCTCGCTATGAACATTTGGTCAATTTCAAAGACATACCCGCCACGACTTATCTTTTGCAGCAGCTTAAAGGTTCCTCAAAAGTAAACATAGCGGAAACTGATGGCCGCGGATTGAGAGGAACTGAATTTGAAAATTTGGCTCATTATCAATTTTTTGCTCCAGGATTTGACTGGTCGGATGATATGGTAGAAATTTTGCATTATGAAAATGTCGGGATAAAAACTCCTTCCGGAGCTTTGGACTCAAAAGAGATTCTGATAAACGGGCATCCGGTTCAAGTTGACCTTAAAACCAAGCCTTCTCCGATTCCCTACATCCACAAACAGCTTTCTTATTTTCACGTTCCCTATTCTCCTTACTCCGGAGATGAGCATTATGCCGCGGGCATAATCGAAATTGGACTCGCCGAAGCCCGCGCTATCAGAAAACATCGTGAAATGATGTCAGACCGGCAGAAGATTTCTTTATTCTCTCCGGCTTTCTCGGACGTGAATGATGAAATAGACCAGAGAAATCTTGCCTTGGAGCCTTTTTTAATTATTCGCACCAGAGGCGGAGTGCCGCATCAGTTTCAGATTCCTGGAGCTACCAACGCGGATTTCGTTATGCAGGATAGGCACGAAGCGTCTTACAAGCGGGCGGTGGGAGTAGATGAAAGAATACTTGGCGTGGCGGCAGAAGGAATCAGGCTTACGGCTACCGAAGTTTCTTTTCTTCGGGAAGCGGCCTTGAAACGTCTAAGAGAATTTTCTTTTCTTTACAAAAACGCTCTTTTGCATCAGGAGGTTAAAAAGAAACTTTCTCTTTTCAAACAATATTTTTCTTCACCATTTACTTCCGAACCCAAAACCAAAAGTGACCGAGGCATCCGAAGTTTAAAAAATAAATTCAAAGAATTTAAAATCAGAGTTGGAAACACTTACGTAAAAAAAGAAATTTCTCCGAATTACTTTGAAGGAGAAGTTGACGTGGATTTGGATTTGGAACTTTTGATGCCTCTAACCCAAACCCAGCAGGTTACTATTTGGGCGCAGATTTTGAGAGACACCGTGCCTTTTGTGCAGGCTGGAATAATTGACGTTTCTCTTAAAAAAATATGGGAAAAATATATTGAAGCATTTGGAAGAAATCCTGATGCCCTAAAAGAAGACGCTGAAGCTCACTCGATTGAAATGGCCGAAGCCGAACATAAGCTTTACGCTGACCCGAATTCTTCAAAACATATGTCTTCAATTCTTCCTGACGGAACCCAGCCTCCGGAACTTACCCAAGCCCATATTTTGAAGCACGAAGAACTTTTGGACGCGGATATGGAAATGAAAGACGCTGAAAAAGCCAGATTGATTGAACACATCAAATTGGATATTGAGAATCTTAAAAAGCTTCAAGCCCAGCAAGCCCAGCCGAATTTACAAGTTTTAACGCCGCAGGCGATTGGAGGCGTGGGCGGATTACAGGGAACTCCGCAAGCTCCAATGCAACCCCAAGCGCAACCCCAAATGCAATGATTTCAGACCGCGAAGCGTTATTGGAAATTTATCACGGCAAACAGAAAGAACTTATGTTGGCTAGAGTTCAAGAATTTTTATACCAACGAGAATACGCTAATCCCAAAAAAATCGGCAAGTCGCAGGCGGAAGAAGGCATCGCAATTTACCAAAAAAATATGAAACATTTACGGGAACAGCTTACGGCTATCGAAGGTTTCGCTGAAACATTAAAACTTAGATTATGAGATTGGAAGATTTTAAAAATATATCCGTTTCCGAAGCTGATAAAAAAGCTTTGCGGGACTTGGCTCAAAAAGGAGAGTGGACAAACGCCTGCCGCGTGATTGAAGAATATATTATGCGCCTTACTTACAATCTCGTGGCTGGCACTGAATTGGAAAAAGGCAAACGTCAGGAAGAATTGGATAGGCTTGCCGGATTCGTTTATTATTGGAATAAAATTATTCAATTAGCGGAAAAGAAAGAACAAAATGAATTGGGCTGAAATAGAAAAACAAGTTTCTGAAAATTTTCCGAAAGAAAAGTATAAAGCTTTTTGCGAACAAATTGTGGATTTGGAAATGTCTATCGCTTATCTTAAAACGGCGCAAGGAAGAGAAGCGATAGGTTCTGAAAAAGCACTTGAAAAAATAAAAGAAAACGAGAGTTTAATTCGTCGAATTAAAGCTCAAAAACAGCATATTATTAATTATCTAAATGCCATTCGCGGGGTATAAAAATTTTGCAGCTTGTATGAATGCCAATAGGTCGAAAAGAGACCCTGCGGCTTATTGTGCGACTATTATGAGAGCCGTAGAAGGCAAGCCAAAACATAAAAAGAAAAAGTGAAATATAGACATAAAAAATTAAAGAACATGATTGGTAAAAAATTAAAACATCACAAAATGTGGCATTATTGATAGTTTTTTTGAGAGAGGCGCCTCTAGGGGAGCGAGTCAGATATTGTCAGGGCCTGACTTCGCTTCTCTCAAGAAAATTAGTTTTGCACAGTCCTCGTTGTGAAGCTATTGACTTGCGGTAAGGATATGCTATTTCTGAATTAAGAGTTAGTTATAGCCTGACATATAATTTTTAGATTTAGCCCTGACGCTTAATAGGTCAGGTTTTTTATTTGTTAAGGCCTAGGCTAAAGGCGTAATAATTAGCTGTTAAACATGGCAAATGAAGAAGCGGGCGTTAAAGAACCAGAAGGAACTGGGGACTTGCCCAATCCACAAACCCCTCCTGTTGGGAGTGAACCCGTAAAAACACCGGAGGAGCTGGCGGAGGAACTGCTTAAAAATCCTCCAAAAGACAAGCGAATCGTTGATGTAGACCGATTCAACGACCTCAACGAGAAGGCCAAACTTTACGAAACTCACGCTCCTTTATTGGACAAAATTCTTAAAGACCCTGAACTCGTTGAGCAACTTCTGGAAACCAAAGAGAAAGGCGATTTGGCTTCAAGGGTGGCCAAGATGGAAGAAGAACGGAATACGGAAAAACGCAATGAATTGCGTTCCGCTGTTGTCGAAGCCCTTTCCAAATGGCCTGGATTGGAAAAAGATTGGACTGAAATTTCGGAAGATGTCACCCGTTTAGCTCGGAAAGGTCTTTCATATCGGGACGCTTTAAGACGAAGTTATCTGGCCTTGCATCCTGAAGAAGCTCAAGCTGAAGCGGAACGGGTAGCGAGAGAAAACGCAAATGTCTTGGGGAAATTTCAGACTTCAGTTTCTTATTCTCCCAAAATCAAAATTGAATCTTCTGAAACTGAATTGACTCCTGGAGAACAACAGATAGCTAAAGCTCTTGGTAAAACAGAAAAAGAATACGGAGCGCTTCTTAAAAAACACGAAGCGCATATGAAAGCGAAAGGGTTTTATGACTCAGCGCTTGAGATAGAATTATAAATTTAATTTAACTTAAAATGCCGTTAATACGAAAAAATTCGCCTTGGAGTGGTGATACCGCAATCGTAATCGGAGGCGCGGATAGAGCTGGCCCAGTTATGAAAAATACGATAATCACAAACTCTGGGGTGATGAGAATAGGTGATGTTGTGGCTGTCGCCGCACAAGCTGCTGGAAACGGCAGTGTTGTGAGAAGATATAATGCCGCAGGTGATAAAATTTTGGGCATTTGTGTAGGTTTCGGACGAGCTAACGGACGAAGTGTGGATTTTGATTCGGGTACAAATGACACGGTTACGGTTGCCGCAGATAACGAAACTGTTGCCCAAATTTACGCCAAAGTTGATGTTACGGTTGGCGCAGTATGGTCGGCTCCGCTATCAGCCGCAGTGCATACCACTGCCATAGCCCGCATTGGAGCTTTCGCTGACCCAGACACGGGAGCGAACGCTGGTCGAGTATTGGAAACTTCGGTAACAGTTACTCAATCAACCGAAAGAGGTCTTGCCATTTTGGGAGTTGACCCTGAAGGAGCGCAGACCGGAACTTCGGCACGAGTGCTGGTAATGGTTGTGGAAGGATTCCCGCGAGGCGCAAATGCCGCTTCTTAATTATTGGAATTAAATTACTTAAATGCCAGAAAACATCGCGACTTGGGGGGATGCGATACGAGGAGTAGGAGTTACATTTGTTGAGTTCTTCTCGCAAACGCCTCTCTCACAAGTAAATGGATGGGAGCCAGTCGTTAAAGCCACGCGCTCTAACGATTTGACTTCCAACTTTTCAGGGAAAACAGGAGCGGGATTCCTTCAGAGATTCTCTGATGGTTCCGCTATTCCTTCTCTGAACAGATATAAGTTATATGACACTTCGGTAACTCAAGAACCAGTCGGAGGCCGTATTGAAATAACCAGACAGACCTTACTTTACAGAGATTTTGCCGATTCTTTCAGTGAGAATAATGACCTTACTACCGCAGTCAGAGTTTATATGTCCCGCGCGGGAGGACAAATCTTCAATCGGGCTTTCACATCGGGTTCTGGAGTTACGGGCGGGACGCGAGTCGTGCCTTACGGGGATGGAGTGGCTTTGGCTTCAACTTCTCATCCTCGTTCTGACGGCGGGACGGCGCAATCCAACGCTTCGGGAACTTCGATTCCTTTGACTGAAACCAATGTGGAAACAGGACGCATCGCTCTCTTGAACCAGCTTCAAGATGACGGCGTGCCAATGGTTGCTCCTGGAGAAATTTATCTAGTGGTTGGAATCAACAACGATAAAACCGCCCAGATAATTACCAAATCAGACCAGCGTTCCGCGACTGCGAACAACGACATCAACATCTACTCTGGCGGATACATGAAAGTTATGTCTTCTTCTTGGCTGGATTTGGGAATTTCCGCTTCGGGAGTGGGTTCAAACACTCAATGGTTCTTGGTTGCTCCAGCTTGGGCTAAACTTGCAATAGTCGTATCAGCAGGGCCAGATTTGGAAGTTCTGGTGGATAAAGATACCAAATCCAAACTCTTCGACATTATTCTTGATTTGGGAGTATGTTCGTATGACTGGAGAGGGGTCTGGGGAAGTTTGGGAGATAGTTCTACTTATTCCGGCTGATTACTAGCTTAATTTAGCCACCTATGAACAAAACACAATTCTACATCTTGGCTGGCTTGTTGGCTGGTATTCTCTTGGTGCTGGCTTATATCGGATTCAGCAGCAAGCCAGTCTTAGGTGGTGTTACGGGACTGCACGAACTTGAACTGAACGCCGACCCGTTTCAGTCTGACTTAAATCCAGTTGTGATGGGTTACGGAAGCTGCGCGATTGAGGCCGCGACCTCAAGCTGTGCTTATCAGAATAGAACTGGCGGAGATATTTTTCTTGACCTGACTGGAACGGGAATGGTGGGAAGAACTTTGGCTACTAGCACTTTGGTTTATTTCGCCGCTACTTCAACGGCGAATTCACTTCAAGATAACGCTTCTCCGATACAAGGAACTTTAGCGGGAAACATTGAGAGATTCGCCATTGCTTCGACTACGGTAGCTACTGGAACTCGGCCAATGGTAGTGGGTTCGGCTTCCCAATATGCGGGCTATCTCTTCTCATTTGGGACAGCTCCTTCCCCAGGTGAAGCTTTTGTTAGCGGCAACAATGCGACTAATACCCTGTTGCAACGCGCTACTACGACTTGGATGTTGCTGAAAAACAATGAATATCTTACTTTCAACGTCCGGTCGCCTTCCACGAACTGCGTGGGAGCGGCGGGTTCATCGGTTGTCATTCAGAATTCTTGCGATGGAGCTACTTCAACCAATCGGACTGTGGTTGACGCTTTCTTCCGCTATATGAGATTCAAGCAGGCAGGACAATAGTCTTTATCTTTGGCTGGGGAGTCGCGACTCCCCAGCCAAAATAGAGATTAGAGAATAAACCAAAAAAATAAACCAAAAGTCGAAAAATTAAAAAAATAATAAACATATGACAAAATATCTTGTCAAAGACCCCGAAGACCAAGACAGAATCTATACCGTGGCTACGCACGGATTTGATTTTGAGCTTCATAAGGGAAAAACCGAAGAAGTAAACGAAGCGGAAATGAAACTCTTAAAAAAAGTTTCTCCTTATTTGGAGTTTGAGAAAGTTAAAGTGAGCAAAGAAGAAAAAGTATTTGGTCGTCCAATTAAATTGGGGAAAAAAGTAAAGTAAATTAAAAACTAATACAGTTCTTAGCCGAGAACGTAAAAATACGGCTGTAAAATATGTATGTAAAAAACATTACCAAAAAAGACATTAAATTAAACTCATTTGAGGGATACGTATTCTCCATCCCGCCAGGAGCAAGTTGGATTTGGGACAAAGCTGGAGAACATCTACTTGCTAATATCTATCGGGTTGAATCCAAGGGTGGAAAAGATATTTACGGATTCGATAACGGACACGGCGTTCCCGCTTTGAAAGACACTACTGAAAAAGAATGGGTTAAGGAAGGGAAAAAACTGACCGAAGTAAAAAGATTCCAGATAGTCGCCAAAATGATTCCCAGAAATAAGCTTGTCATAGTGGCCCAACAGAGAGGAATCTCCACCCAGCGCCTTACGGAATATCAACTGGATAACACGATAGACGTTGAAACAATCGCAAATGACATCAACGAACTTCCTGTGCCGGATGAAATCCGTTTTCCTCAAAACTTAGAAGATGAAAACCATAATAGCTAGTTCAATTCTTGGAATATCGCTTATAGTTTCCAGTTTTATTTATATTCAGAAAGAAGTTCCTCCAGCAACTCCTCCAGCAACTCCTCCAGCAACTTTTGGTTCAGATTATAACAATCCTCTGGTTTCACAACTTGGAAGAGTGGCGACTTCGGGAGCGGCCACCGTCAGTACTACCCAAAGCAATGTGATATTAGCTACTTCGACTACTAGAACTTACGCCGTAATATGCAATACTCATCCCAGCGGCGAAATTTATCTGAATTTTGGCGTTGATGCCCCTACGGGAAGCGCGATGTTGACTAACTATCTTCTTAATCCCGCGACTTGTTATGAACTTATCCCTGGAAAAAATCTTTTCCTTGGTTCTATAAACGCTATCGCTTCTTCAACCGAAGTGGGAGGCACTGCTACGGTTACGGTGGCAGAGTGGAGCCGTTAGTTATTTGACAATTTTATGAAAAACAAAGTCCAAGATTATGGATATATTTTTTGCCCGTTTTTAATTTATGCCAACTATTCAAATACCAACTGAAGAACGAAGATTTTCCGGTATTCACAAAGGAGAATCAGTCGGCAATATTTGGGCGACCAGACATATAGACTTGGAGCGCGAGAAAGGGAAAATTATGCTGGGAGATTCCTTTTCTTCGATTTTTAATTCCGCTACGGGGGATGTTGATTTAACCACTCCAGTCGCTTTTTTAAGGTCGTCCGCCGATAGCACGGACAGATGGTGGGTGAACGGGGGAAAACTTTTTAAGACTACAAATACCAATCCCGAAGCGGGATGGACGCAGGATGCCATCGCTTCTTCACCTTCGGCTCCGTTATACGACATGATTGATTTTGCCGGACAGCTTTTAGTTCCTACGGCAACCAATATTGACCGGCTTACTGGGGGAGCTTGGACTACAAATTGGTGGACGGTGACAGCATTAGGTTCGGCCATGCAATCCGTGCCTCATCGTATGGCTATTTTGGCAGGCGCACTTTTAATAACAGATGGAAGATTTATAAATACTTGGGATGGAACATTGGTTGTTGACCCTGATTTGACTCTGCCAGCGAATTTTCAAGCTGATTTTATTTTAGTATCGGGTGATTTTGCGTATATCTGCGGACAAAATACCGATGGCACGGAAACTGCCGTTTATACTTGGGATAGGACTTCAACTGCCTATAACGATAAATTTCCCGTTGGCGATATTCAGGTTTTGGCTGGATTTATCGTGTATGGGATTCCGTATATCATTACCAAAAAAGGCGAAATAAAAAGATTCACGGGGCAAGGTTTTAGAACAGTTCAGCAATTTCCCAATGTTGAATTAGGTTTTCCGCTTTCTAACATTCATCCCAACGGAGTAATTGTTGACAACAACATTGTAAAAATTCTGGTGACTTTCGGAGCTTCTTCAACTTGGATTCCAGTTTTGAGTTCCCAAAGAATCCTAGATGGAATTTGGACTTTTGACGCAGAAAATCAAAATCTCATTCATACCCATGGACTTGCGATAGGGACTGATTATTCTCAAGGAGAACTTTCGGAAGTCGGAGCTATAAAATATACCAATCCTACCCAGGGACGTTATTTGGTTGGGGCGAGAGCTTACACGGTTTATTCGGGAACAACTCGATATGCCATTTTTTCATCTGACGAAGAAAGCACTTCGGTTCGGGGATATTTTATAACTCCCAAACTTCAATCTCAAAGCATCAGGGCTTTTTTCAAACAATTATTTATTCAATTAAGACGATTGGATACCTCAACTGACAGAATCCGCATTGCTTATAGAATTCAAAATTCTAATACTTTGCCCGCTTACGAAACTATAACTTGGGTTACTTCAACTACTTTTACCGGCACCAACGCTAATGTCGCCGTTGGAGATTTTGTGGAAATTATCGCGGGGCCGAATGCCGGAGCCATCGCCAAGATAACAGTGATAACTGCTGGAACGCCGAATACTTACACAATAGATTTAATTCTCAATGCTTCCACTTCAGCGGCCCGCGCTCGTTATCTTAATTTTATAGATTTAGGAACGATTTCATCTCAAGCCTTGCAGAATACTTTATTTAGGATTTCCCGGAGAAGTGAGTGGGTGCAATTTCTTATCGAACTTCGAGGAACGGAAACTTCGCCACAATTTGAGAGACTATTATTGGAATCTGATAATCTTCCGCTTTAATGCCAACTGAACCAATCCAACTTGCTCCAACCGTTGACGCCATAATGAAACACATTCAGGAACTGGAGGATATTGTCCAGATGCACAATCACGGAGGTTCTGATAGGACACAGCGCATCAGAAATACCTTACTAAATTCAGTTGGGCTTATAAATGATTTAGTTTTAGGAGATGGAAAAGTAAATCCAGGCCGTCTTACTTTGAAAGTTGCGGGAGGTTATGGCGACACTTTTATTAAAGCTGGAACTATCGCTGATGGAGATTTTACGAATACTGGAGCTGGAGCTGGATTCATTCTGGGGATAGATGATTCGGATTCCGATAGAGTTAAATTCTATTTTGGAGATGCGACAAATAATATTCAATATGATGGAAATGGAAATGTCACAATTACAGGTTCAATCACGGCAACCACGGGAACGATTGGAGGATTTACGATTGCTTCCGACCATATTCGGGATACGGCGAATTCAATGGGTATAGCTTCAACAGTTTCTGCCGGAGATGATGTCCGTTTTTGGGCTGGCGATACTTTTGCAAATCGAGCTACGGCGGAATTTCGAGTAACCGAAGCTGGGGCGGTAACTTGCACCAATATCACGATTACCGGAGGTTCAGTTGCTGTTGCCGCACTTTCTGGAGCGATAAATTCAGTCAATGTAAATATAGCTAATAATAACTGGGCTTATTCTGGTGCTTGGTCGGTGACAGATGCGGATACAGTTGCTTGGGGGGCAGGCACGCTGACGACTGCGGGCGGAGGTTCATATTCCATTACTGGAAGCAATACTGGTAATATGGTTGCGAAGACTTATATCTATTTTGATATTGCGGTTTCTACTACGGCATTTCAGATTACTACTACGGCGGCAACGGCAGTTGGTGACGGAAAAGTTTTAATTGCCATCGCTCAAAATGGCACGAATGAAGCCAACTATATTGTGGTTAACGATAAACAGCATAATATTGATGCGTCTGATATTGTAACGGGTTCGATTACGGCGAATGAAATCGCAACTGGAACTATCACGGCGGCCAAGATGAATGTTACTCAACTTTCGGCAATCGCGGCGGACTTGGGAGCGATAACGGCAGGTTCAATTAGTATTAACGGCGGAGTAGCTTCTATAGATACTGCTGGTGCTGGTATTTTCAAATCAGTTCAGATTGGAGGAACAACTCGGCAATACGTCGTAGGAGATGACGGCATTTTTAACTTTGGAGACGGCTCGGACGGGGATGCGACTATTTCCGGAGACACCACTTTGACTGCCGATAAATACTATGATGACCTTGTGATAAATACTGGTGTTACTCTTAATCCGGGCAGATACAGAATTTTTGCCAGAACCACCACTCTTAACGGCACAGGAAAAATTGCGTCCAATGGAAACAACGGCGGCAATGGTTCAGATGGTTCCGCGGGCGGGGGCGGAGGTTCGGCTGGAGCAGCTTTGGCTGACGGTTATCTAAAAGGTTCGGTGGCTGGAGGAGCCGGAGGCGCAGGTTCAACAGTTAACGGCGTGGCAGGTTCAGCTGGAGCAAATGGAACCGCGACATCAAATTCTTTGGGTTCTAATGGCGTGGCCGGAGGCACTGGAAAAACTGGAGCTGGACTTGGAGGCGCTGGAGGCGCTGGGGGTTCGGCTGGAGTTGCGACCGCGGCCAATGTGAAACTTATCGCCAACTGGCATCTGGCGACTCTACTGGATGTAGGAGCAACTGGAGCAACTTTGAAATTTGATAACTCGGCTGGAGCCGGAGGAGGTGGCGGAGGCGGAGACAACAACGGCGGAGGGGGTGGAGGTTCAGGTTCAGCCGGAGGGATTATCGCCATCTACTCTAAAACCATCACCATTGGGGCTTCGGCTTCCATCACAGCTAACGGAGGAAACGGAGGCAACGGCGGAGTTGGCAACAACAACGGCGCCGGAGGAGGCGGAGGTTCTGGCGGCAACGGAGGACAGATTATTCTTGTTTATAATTCTCTTACCAATAATGGCTCTCTTACGGTTACTGCTGGAACTTTTGGAACAATGGGAGCTTCTGGAACTGGAGGAACAAATGGCAATGCTGGAACAGCCGGAAATAGCAGTCGTTCATTTCAATTAAGCATCTGATATGGCAAATATAATCTGTTACAACTGCAATAAAATTCTTGGGACGACCAGCAAGGATTTTGATGAAAAAGAACTTTGCGGAAAATGTCCCGATAAACTTTCTTACGAGTGGAATTTAAGGCGCGGAAAGAAGTATAATTATAGTAATCTCACTGAAGGAGAAATGGCGGAGATTAAAATGAAAGTGGAACAGAACCCGATTATCATTAAAAAGCCCGAAACTCCTGATGAATTTCTTAAACAAAAGCTGGAAGAAAAACTCCAGAGAGAACCTACCGAAAAAGAGTTAATCAACGCCCGAAAAGACTTTAATCTGCTTTATGAGGTCGAAATTGAAGAATTAAAAGTTAGATTAGCAAAATTAGAAAAATAATTATTAGTTAATTAAAAAATATGCCTCCAAAAAATTTGTTAGATAGCACGAAATTTATCCCTCCCATACAACCAATTCCTCCTTTGTCAGATATTTCAAAGTTGATGCCTCCGGAAATGTTAATAGAACCACAACCCAATCCAGTAAGACTTCCAGAATTGGACAGAATGTTCGCTATGAATCCTGAATTAAATACCATCGGCCCTGCAGACCGCTTGAATACAATGCTGGATAATACGGCAGAACGATTGGGCACGATTGAACCTGCTCTTAATAAGATGATTCAGCAAAACGTCTTTGAGAAATATCCATTTACGACTTCGGCTCAAGGATTTGCCAATAGCCTGAATCTTCCCAATATTCCTGGAGTGTTAAACAATCCAGCTTTGATAAGAGCCGAAGAAGTTATCGCCGAGGCTCCAGAAATGTTCGATAAAGCCAGAACTCAAATGCAGCAAACTTTACAGGAAGCTGGGGCTAGTCTGGAACAAGCCAGAAAAATGGCTAATGAAGCGATGCTTAATCTGGCCAATCAATCTGAAATCAGGACGCAGCAATTCCGCACTCGATTAGGAGCACACAATATTTTCGATAACATTTTTTCGAGACTGGCTCAAAAAAATTCCCGTTTGAGTGAAAGATTTTCCAAAGACTTTGAATCGTCAAAAATGTTTTCTCCCAAAACTCGTGAAGTCGAGGAAATGCTTCAAAGACTTACCAAATTGTATGGAGGATTCAAAGACCAAGGAAGACTGGCCCGTGAAAGATTTTCTTTCTTGGGAGATAGGGCTAGAAAAGGGCTTGAAGATATTCCCGAAGAATTGAGGTCGTATTATCAGAATATTTTTAGAGCGATAATTTAGTGGCAACTGAAACTTTAGCTGGTTTGCGCGATAGGACAGAAGCCGAAGTTAAAGTCCCGACTGGGGATGCTTATATTGATAGCGCGGATGAACTTGATGATGTGAATGAAGCCTATAAAGCTGCGGCCTACAGATATGATTGGCCGGAACTTTTGGATAGAACGGGGTTAATTCCAGTCGCCAATGTGGGACGCTACACCTTGTCTACGAATTTCAGAAAAGCTAGATATATTCGAAATGTAAATCTTTTGGTCAAGGAAACGGAATTTGACTTGTTTAAATACACTCCGAGAAGTTTCGCGATAGACAGGGTTAATTCCGATTTGGTTCTTAGGGAAATTCCTTCCGCCGCTCCAACCTCTTATACCTTATCCAACTCCGAATCTGCCGGAAACGCGGTGACTATTGAACTTAATACTTCCAGTGGTTTGGCCGCAGGGGACGAGATATGGATTGATGCCGCAGCTGCCGCAAATGAAGAATTCACTTTTGTATCTTCGGTGCCTGGTTCAACTTCCATCACCGCTCGTTTAAAACGGGCCAAAGCCGCTAGTGATATTCTTTATTTGGTAAAAGAAATTATTGATGTTCATCATTACAAAACAATTACCTTGCTTTCTGAAGCCACGGATACGATGATTCTTCCTGATGCCGCGGATTTTATAATTCCTCATGGCGCCGCCTTTTTTTACTTTGAACGCGAACAGCAATATGACCGAGCCAAACAACAACTGGATATTTTCAACAGCCGATTATCCGAAACTTGGTTAAGTCACGATAAAACTTCTACTGGAGCGGTAACCACATTTTCTGTAAGATAATGGCGCAGTATAAAATTCCCAATCAGAATGTAACTCTTAACTTCTCGGACGAAGGAGTAATATATCGAACTGACCCTACTCAAACCAGGGATACCGTTATTATTAGAAAAGGCAGTAATTATTACACTCTTCCCAAAAGCCAATATACCGGCAATTACGATGCTTTGCCGATGTTGACTATAACTGGAGACGAGGAAAGAGCCATTCAAGGTCTTTACGGCAGTAATCCTTCATATCAGATAGGCGACCCATCTATGTTTGCCGCGCCCGCTCCTGTTACGGGACAAGTTTATGAACAAAGAATTTCTCCAGTAAATCCTCAAGCGGCTGATGTAGTTAATCTGACAACTGGAGAAACTGTAAAAACCGCTCCTTCCATAGAAGAAAATCTTATGGCTGCTGGAGCTACGCCGGAACAAGCGGCCTCTTTAGGCGCTGCGGCTAAACAGAATCAGGGAGCGGCTTATACTCCAGCTCAACTTGCCACCGCTGGAGTTACAGGAACTCCTTCGGGGATTATTCCTACAGGAGGAGCAACTGGTGTAACAGGCGGGACAACAGGCGGAGCAACGGGCGGAGGAGGTGGAACCCCTAGTGCGCCTCCAGTAATTGCCGCTCCTGGAGGCCAAGTGTCGGCCCCTGCGGCAGGGACATATCAAGGAGGACAAGTAACAACTCAACCAGTTGGAACTCCAGTTCAACTTGTTTCCCCTACCGATATAGCCACTTTGCAGGGAAATGTGCAACTGGAACAGCTGGGAACAAAACTTGATGAATTAGCTTTGCAGATTTCCGCTGGTATCGCTTCCACAAGTCAAACCCAAATACTTGAAAGTCTTTTTCAAAAATTCGGGGTTCAGGAACAGATGGATTTGCTCAACTCTTATAATCAGTTAATTTTTCAACAGCAAAAAGTTTTAAAAGAATTGCCCGAAGCCATACAGCGTTCTTTAGAAGATGTTGGAGTTTCTCAAAATCAGCTAACTCGTTTAATTGCCAAAGAAAGCATCAAACCGATGCAAGCTTTGAACGAAGCTATGCAGTTGGCTGGTGTTGCTCAAGACCGAATCAATCAGTCTTTACAATTTGTTTCAATGTTCTCTGACGCGGCTATCGCCGACCAAGCCGCCAAAATTGAAGCCATTAAGTTCCAGTTTGATTATTTCCAGGGCAAGTTTAGGGAAATGAAAGAAGACCAGCGCTTCGCCATAGGAATTGCTTTGGATGAACGGAAAGGCGTTCTATCTATTGCGGCTCAAGCCGCCCAGAATGGAGCGCCTGCCAATGTGGTATCCACTCTGGCTTCCGCCAAATCTATCCCCGAAGCATTGGTTAACGCGGGTCAATGGTTAAATCCTAATCTTCAAGATGAGAAAGGAAAAATTCAAACTTTGGCAACACAGGCCGCCCAAAATGGAGCGCCTTCGGATATAGTTCAAAGAGTGGCTCAATCTCAGACTTATACTGAAGCCCTCTATTACGCTGGTTCTTATGTTCAAGCTCCCAAAAATCCCGAAGTTCAGCAGTTCGGAAATTCTTATTATCAGTGGAATTCTCAAATGAACCGATGGGAAATCATACAAGGTATTTCATCTCCGGCTAATCTAGCCGATAGAACTTATAATGTGGTTGGTTCAGATGGAAAGATGCACACTTATCGGGATGTTATGAACGCCGATACGGGACAAGTCGTATCTCATACTGATTTAGGAGTGAGTCAGTTGCCTAAAACAGATACTACTGGTTCAACTACACTAGAAGATTTTAGAATTCTTTATGGACGAGACCCAGTTTCTCAACAAGAATATCTTAATTTTATCAGTGCGGTTAATTCTGCTCAGAGAAAATCTGAAACAGGAATTCAGCCATCTTCAGGATTTACTACATATGACGTTGAGAAAGAAGCCAGAGAAGACGCTGTGCAGTTGATTCAAAGTGGAAACACACCAGAACAAGCGTATAAAACATTGCGAACACTTTTTGGCTCTCAAGAAGCTTCAAATTCGGCTTTGGCTTCTTTGGTAGGTTATCAACTTGCTGGAACTGAAGATACCGAAACTCAATCTACTCTTCCTGGTGAAATTCCGCAAGGAACATTATCAGAGACATTTCTATTAAATCCTCCTAAACCATATAATCCTTACACTGGACTTACTTATTAAAATGGGAAGATTAGTCACAACTAAACGCGGACGGCTTTCAGCTCCTATCAAAGACGAAGAAGATGAAATTCGTGAACTCGAACGCTTGATTGAAAAATCAGGTTACGAAATTCCCAAAAAGCGAAAACTTCTTAATGCTCTTCGCAGAGTAGGGGGAGTTTTAAATGTAGGAACAGCTTTTACTTCAGGACTTGTTAAGGGGGCTTTAGATGAAGATACTTCCGCTTTGGGAGAAGCGTTCCGTTCCGCGGGTCGCAGTTTAAGAGGAGAAGAAATACAAGGTTTTGCTGACGTGGCTCGACAAAGAGGAGTTCAGCCCGAAACTCGAATTGGCAAAGTCGCCCTCGCTACTGGAGGATTTATAGCTGACGTTTTATTTGACCCTATTACTTATCTTACTTTTGGCATCGGAGCCGGACTTAGAATAAGCGGCAAAACTTTGACTAAAGCGGGAACGAAATTGGTTCAAAAGGCGGGAACAGAAATTACGGAAGTCGCAGGTAAAAAAGGAATAGGTAAATTAAGAATTCTTTTGGAACGGGCACTTGGTAAAAAGGGAATTACAGAAGAAGCCGCAGAAGAAGCCATTAAGGAAGGATTTAGTCGTGGAACGATTGAAGAAATATCTCAGTTAGGCCCTAAACTCATAAATGAAGGAGGAATTAAATTTTTTGGTAAGACCCTTATTAAATCTGAAACTCTGGCTAAGACGCCGATAGGTCGTGCTGCTCGCGCTTTAGGAGAAACCGAAGTAGTTCAAGCTCTTAAAAATACTTTAGGAAAACTTTTTGTCGCTGACTTTGCAAAAGACCCTCGATTAGTTTCTATTCTTTCAAAAGCAGGCCGTGAACAACGCCGAGCTATGGAAGGAATTTTGGCTCGAAATGAAGAATTATTTAAAGAGTTATCTGACGACCAAATGAGAAATTTATTTGACACTATTTTTAACAAAAAGTTACAGATAGTTTCTGGAGGAAAAGAAGCAAAAGCATTACAGCGTGGAGAGAAGCTTACTTTTGAAGATGAGGCTTTGCAGAAAGTTGCCGACCAATTATTTGAAGGTGAAAATGCTATTGTTCCCCGTTTTGCAAAATTAGCTGGACTTTCAGAAGAAGATGCCATCAAATTTTATATTCCGTCAAAGTTTGCTGATAAACTGGCTATTAAAAACTTTGCTATAGGCAGAGGACTTGCCAGTCCCGAAATGGGATTTCTTAAAAAGTTTAGAGGAGTAGAAGAAGGTCTAATCAAAGACCCTTTCGAAGCTTATTCCAGAGGACAGGTTGAAGTGGTAACCGCGAGAATTAAAGATTCAACTGCTAGGGCCGTAGTTCAAAATTTAGGAAGACAATTCGATGAACTATCCGAGGAGACAGCTAAAAGATTAGGTTTTGTTAGTTTTTCTCGTAAAGGGTTAGGCCCAACAGGTGCCGAAACCATTAAAGGCTGGCTTCCTAAGGATATCGCCAAAGACCTTAATAACTTTCTTTCACCAGAGTTTAAGACTATAGACGAGCTTGCTAAAGTATCAGGCTTTGATTATGTGACGGGACTTTTTAAAGGATATGTCACTTCTTTATTTCCAGGATTTCATATCCGAAACGTTACCTCAAACCAATTTCAGAATATGCTTAAAATCGGAGTAGATGTTGGGAATCCCTCTCTTCAAAAAGAAGCTTTTAATGTTGTGCGAGGACGCAATCTTGATGGGATAATCACTATTAAAACAGGTCAAAAATTAACAGTAAGACAGGTTAGAAAGATGATAAAGAAAGAAAGCGATGTTTTGGAAGAAGGCGCGTTTTCCAGATTTGAACAAGTGCTGGAAGAAGGCCGTCAAAGATTAACTCGTCAAGGAATTCAGAGATTTAATCCTCTCTCGCGTGAGAATATTGCTTTAACTAAAGGCCGTGAAGTAGGTCAATTTTTTGAAAAACAAGCCAAGGTGGTAGCTATTTTAAGTGAAATTAGACAAGGAAAGAATGTAAAGGAGGCAATTAAAACCGCCGAGGAAGCCATATTTAATTACCGCAAGCTGACCGAATTTGAAAGAAGCATTATGAGACGGTTGATTCCCTTTTATACTTTCGCCAGAAAAAACGCCGAACTTCAAATTAAGGCCCTAGCTCACACTCCAGGCCGCGTAGTTGCCCAACTTAAATTTATTAAAGGAGCGGGTCAGGCAGTTGGTGAACCCGTAACGGAAGAAGATATTGAAGGACTTCCCGATTTTGTTCTTGAAAATCTTGGCATTAAGGCCGGAGCTTATCTTAATAATCAATATGGACAATCGGTGTTTCTTACTGGATTCGGCCTTCCCATAGAAGAATTTTTAAGAAAATTTAGTGGAGAAGGAGGAATTATTTCCAACTTAATTATGGATACTCTTTCTCAAGCGAATCCTGCCATAAAGTTTCCAGTTGAACGAGCTTTAGATAAAGACTTTTTTAGAAATCGTCCTGTGTCTGAAATTGATAAAGCTGATGGTATTAAATGGATGATAGATGTTATGCCCGAAAAAGTCGCTGAACAATTTAAAGATTTAATCGGATGGGTAGAAGTTCCAGGCCAAAAAATTTATATCAATGGTGAAGTGGTTGGTGAAAGAACCAAATATAAAGCAAATCCATTTGTTCTTCATTTTATGAGAAACTTGTTTACTTCCCGTATTCAAAGCACCATAGGATTTTTAACCAACGAAGAAGAAGCCCGTTTTAATCAACTTCTTCGAGTTTTTACTGGAGTAAGGGGATGGGCGATAGACCAAGAAGAACAAAAATTCTTTAACGATTTAGAACGAAGCCGTGAATTGGAAGATTTCCTTATTAAACTTGGGGTAGGAAAAAAATTTCAAAAATTTTATATTCCTAAAGGGAAAAAACTAAAACGCTAAAATGAATATTTTCCACCCCAATTTTGTTCATAAACATCATTCTCTCTTGAAGAAGCGGACTTATCAGGAATCCATTCAGGAGTTGACCAATATGCCCATCCCAAAAGGATTCCCCAGAATAAGATTAAAGCTATTACATTCCATGCTCGTTGATTCATATTTTCCTTATACCACGCAAAATGGCTAAAATCAAAGATTCAAAAGAACTTATCTACTCTGTCATTGAAACTTTTTTAGAAGAACATCTTGAAGAGTTGGAACAAGAAATTGTGAAAGTGGTGACTGAAATTCTTTTAGAAAAATATGAAAATCTTGAAGAACTTATAGACGCCAAAGCTCAAAAAAAGCTAATTGAAATGAAAGGCGAAAAAGGCGAACCAGGTATTCCTGGAAAAGACGGCCAGAGTATCCAAGGGCCAGAAGGCCCAATAGGGACGAAAGGTGAAAGGGGCGATAAAGGAGATTTTGTTATCGGCCCTCCAGGGCCTCCAGGTGAACGAGGCATTGATGGAAGTCCCGACACTGGAGAAGAAATCGTAAAGAAAATAAACATTCTTGAAATCGTTTCAGAAAAACAGATTGACGCTTCACACATTAAGAATCTTCCGAAAGCAGAACGAGAACGTGGTATAATGAGAGGAGGAATGGAACAAATTAGGTCAGAAGATTTATCCGCAAGTTTGGATGGTTCGACAAAAACTTTTACCTTAACATTAAATATTGCAGCAGTTATTTGTTTAATTGGTTCTGGTTCACCCATTATTTACAGACAAGGCCCGCATTTTACGGTATCTGGCAATACCATAACACTAACTGATGATATAACTGCTCCAGCGCAAGGGGAAGTATTATTAGCAGTTGTCAGAACACAATAATATGACGAAAAGATTTACAATCGCATTAACCTTTGAATAATTGGTTTTATCGACGGAAATGTCGTCGAAGACTCCACAAACCCAACGCGACAACTGGGATAAGTGATCCGCAGACTTCACTTTTAATTGGAAGGCAACGTTTTCTTCCAGTACCCTCATCCACCCAGCAAAATTCTGATCCAAAATCTGGAGTAGGAGTTGGTTCAGGCCCTTGACCTTGCCACCGTACTCTTCTTTCCCCCAAAAAATCCGGTCGCTCACTCATTTGAAATGTTAATTGAGGCTTTGCGTTATTAATGAGAAGATCCACATCCACGCTAGATAAGGGTTTAGCTTTATCGCCTCTGTTCGCTAACATTGATGCTGCCACTATAAAATTATTCAGAAATTCGCTCATATTATTTGTATAGAATTTACTACGCTATTCTATCAACAATAATTCCAAATTGCCAATTGTTAAATGATATAATTGCGTAAGTTGGTTCGGGGTGTAGTGAATCGGT